TAGTTCCTGTAACTTGCAATTCAAAAATTGCTCCACCTCTGTTTCTTCTGAAACCTGTAATAATATAACTTTGCATACTGTTTTTTGTTTTTTTATTTTTATTTTTGTTTAATTTCTCTAGTTTAATTTTTGATTGAAATCTTCATTGGTTTCAATATTTTGATTATTTAAATATACTTGTTTACAAAAAGATATAAAATCTAATTCTGATAAAGAACCTTTCATCATATTAATATCTTTATGTACCCATTGTACATTATCTAAGACATATCCTATTTTAGAATTTATTCTATCTACAGAAGCATTTTGAATAATCTCTGTATATTGTCCTTTATTTTGTTTTGACCATCTTGGATTTAATTGTAAAGGTATACCACTAATTGCACATTTTTTATCTTGTTTTAAGAATAAATCCCATAAATATTCCATGGTAATATCTTCAGAAAATTCTATACCCTTAACTTTTCTACCATATTTAAAACTTCCATAATAAGATAATGATAAATCTCCTATACATTTAGCTTTAAATCTACCTTTAATGTTTGTACAACCACAACTTTTAGAATTGTTGTTATTTAACCACCAAGTTCTAACAGCTCTTTTGTTACCACATATACATTCACAATCATTCCAGAATATATTATCTTTTTTATATTTATCAGTTAATACTTTCCAATTTCCAATTTCAGTTCCTTTTTTAATTTCCATAATTTATTTATATATTTTATACAAATATACATAAATTATTTAACTTATCAAAATATTTTACTGGAAAATAATCATGACCCCGTACTACCGTACCCACCAGTCCCCCTAACTGTTTCATCTAATTCAGATACTTCTTCAAATGTAACTTGAGGATAAGGTACAATAATTAATTGTCCTATTCTATCACCTACATTATAATCATCAGTATCTTTAATATGTTTAAATCTCATAGTAACTTCTCCTCGGTAATCCAATTTGTTAACCTATAGGCTCTTTATCCCATAGTTCTATAGTTTCATATTGTTATATCTATAGTTCAGACTATATCATCACTTCACAGTGTCGGATGTTCATGGATATATTATATTCTATAAATAAAAAAAGGACAATTAAAGTCCTTAATTTATAGTTTCAATATCTAGTCGTTGAACCCGCACTACTCATTTAAAGTAGTGATAGGCTGCTGATTGTCCTCTTCAGGGTTTTCCAGCAATTTATCCGATTTAAAGACTCCGATTATTTTTAGAGTCTATTACTCCTACAGAATTACTTAAGATTAAACCTGTTTTACTTATTGAACTTCTAGGAAATAATAATCCTACATGTCCTTCTGGAATAGCAAATGCTAAACCTGTACCATAGTTTATATAACCATGTTTACCATTATCAACTACTTCTTTACTAATAGCTGTTAAATCCATTCCTGCTGAATGTTCTGTACCTCTAGTGGGTATAGTTGCAGCATCATTTAATTTCTTTATTTTTATATTTAAGTTGTTATTCATATTTCCATATAGATTTATTACAAGTTTTACTTAATCCTTTTAAATTATTAGTTATACTACTTACTACAATATCATAATATTTAGCAGCTTCTGTTATATTGTTCCACTTTTTAATAAAAACTCCTTCTAAATTATATTCAAATACAATTTTTTGATTATTAGAAGGTTTTCCTTTTTTACTATTTGATAACTTTAATCTAGATTCTATTTTCCAAACTAAACCTTTAGTTGGTGATGGTTTACCTAATTTCAAATTAGAAAGTTTTATTCTACTTTCATCTTTCCATTTATATAATTTTCTAGCTTTAGACATTTTAAGTCTAACTTCAGAAGAAGGATTTAATAAACCATCTCCTCCATATGTAGCATTTGTTAAATTATAATTTTTATTTCTTAATAATGTAATTAAATTAATTTCAGATTCTTTAATTTCTGATTTATTTGTTTTAAATGAAACTTGTTTAATTCTTATTTCATAATTATTAAGTAGAGAATTATTTATCCATTTTTCTTTATGGGTTTTTAATTTTTTATAATTTTTTAAATGTTCATTTAATCTTACTTTTAAGAGCTTAGATGTAATTCCAACATATCTAATTTTAAAATCTTTTGTTGAATATAAAATATATAATTTGTACATAGTGTATTATTTAATAATACAAAAATACAAACAATTTAATTAAAAACCAAAATTATTTTTATTTTTACTTGCATCTAATAATTCTTCTATTGTTTTAGGTTTAAAATCTATTAATTTTGCATCTACACAAAAATATTTATGTAATGTAGATTCGGGTTTAGAATCTTTATCTAAGTAACTATTATTAGTAATTACTTCTTCTAATTTATTCATATGATGAATATGAGCATGTATATTACCTCTGTAGAAATGTGCTTCATTTGGATGTATGGGAGCATGTGTTAACGCAAAACCTTTATAATCAACCATACCTGCTACACCATCTACATATTTTAACAAATGAGGTACATCTTGCCATTTATCGTGATTACCAAGTACAACTATTTTTCTACCAGCTAATCTATCTAATTGATAATAATCATTAGACTTTTCCATAGTAATATCACCTAATATATAGGTTAAATCTTTCTTATGTACAGTTCTATTCCAATAATCAACTAAATGTTCATCATGATAATATTCATCCTGAAAACCTCTGTATTGTGCTATACTTTTATGTCCAAAATGTAAGCATCCTATAAATCTAACTTGACTCATAATTTAATCAGGTAACTCCCCAGGTTCTTTAATTCTTACTTCATTAATGTGTTCAAAATCTTCATCTGTATAAGCATTATCATCACAAAATAAACTCCATGTTGAACTTTTACCTGACATTTTTTACGTAATTGTAAATTGAGCAATAGTATAACCATCACCAAATTTAACCCAATAATATCCTTCTTGTCTATCCATTTTATTTATTTTTAAAAATCTCATATTTAAACCCTTTTATTTTGAGATTATCCTGCTGAACCTATCCGAGTTTCTATAATTTAATATATACAAGGGTACAGGATAAAGAGTTACTATAAATATGGGTGTAAAAATTTAAATTATTAACTATTATATTTTAATTGTTAGTATTTAACCATTCTATAGTAACTCTTATGTTGTTTATTTAATTAATTCTACTTTATAATTTTTTAAAATACCTTTTAGATTCTCAATAGAAATACATTCTACTTCATCACCTTCAGTAGTTTCCATCCATTCAGTATAATTTTCTAATTCTTCTAGTAATTCTTCCATTATAAAATCATTGGTTCATAAACTGGTAATTTACCATTTAAAACTACCCCACATCCAACAATAGATTTCTTAAGTTGATCTTTAGCATAAGCTGCAGCATAAGATTTATCATCAATTGCTCCCCCTAATTGCATTCCCCAAACTAAATCTATTTTACTAGCATTATATTGAATACCTGCTGAACTATGAATATGTCCTAAAACTACATTTTGTCGATATCTAGTAGCTAAAGTAATAGCTGCTTTTTCACCAGACATTCCTGTTCCATGAGTATATAATGTACCATTAAATTCCCAATGTTCAGACCATTTCCAACCTTTTGGTGCATTCCAAGCTTCTTCATAAGTTTTTAAAAACTTTTTAGGTAAGCCAGCTGTTCTAGCTAATCTAAATGGTCTAGCAGTATGATTTCCAATACAAACAAATGTATTTGGAAATGCTTTATACCATTTTTCCATTGCTAATTGAGCTAATTCAGCTTCTGTTCCTGCACTAAAGCCATCAGGATCTTTTTCCCATTGAGATATTGCACATAAATCTACTTCATCCCCTAAATGTACAACTGTACCACAGTGATATTTTTCTTTAACTTCTTTACAATGTTCTAAGTAACCTTCTTTACAGAAAGGTTCATGTGTATCTGCAATACATAAAACATTATTGATATCATACCAATTTGATTTTATAATATTAACAGAAGTTGCATTAGAAGGTATTTTAACACTTTTCTCAATAACTGGTGTTACTAATTCAGATTTAACTGAAAGCTTCTTATAATCAATTCTAGCTTGTTTTAAAGCTATATCTACATCTGTAATGTTATTAGTAAATTTCTGGTTAAAAGATACTTCTACAGCACCTTTTTTTAAATAACCTGGTTTACTTAATAACCAATTGTATACTTGTTGTTGTTTCTTGTTTAGTTTCATTAAATTTCCATTTAAATTTACCAGCAGTTTTCCTTTTATTATTACAACATTTAGATATATTTCCAATATTAATATTATTATTTTCTAAAGAAGCTTTTGTAATAGAATCATATTCTTCTATAAATATATTATTTATATCATATTTAGAAACTTTAACCATTCTTCCAAGAATCATATTTCTAATTCTTTCATCACTTGGTCTTGAATCCATTGCTTTATTACCATATTTAATATATCTTAACTTAGCAGCAATTTTCATATTATCTCTAATTTCTTTTGATAATTTTTTACCTAAATGTTTTTCTGAAATCTTATCTTTAGTTTCTTGAGTATGTTTTATATTTCTCCTACCATTTCCTGGATTAGATAAAATATTATATCCAAATTTTCTATTAGTCACATTCAAAGTATTTATCCAATATAATTCTTGTGATAAACAAAATTCTTTATTTGTTTCTTCTAATAGTTCAAATATAAAATTTTCTTCACCATATTTATTAAAAGCTCTTTGTAAATATATATTACAATGTTTATTATTTCTTAATGAATTGTAATGACTAGATTTTCTAGCCCAAAGTTGTCTGGTTGTACTACCAACATAAATTTTATTATTGATAGTATTAATTATTGTATATATAAATGCTTTATCTATGTTTTTCATAAATACAAAGATAATCATTTATTATTTATAAAACAAATTGTTGTTGTTTTTTTGTCATTATTTTGTTTTATTTACTGATTTCCCTTAAAAATACTAAGCAACATTGAGCATGATCTAAAGTAGGTAAACCACTTTCTTTATCTAAACATAAACCTATACCACCATTTTGAGCATATTCTAATTGTTCATTAAGATGTCTAATCATTGCTGCATAATATCTATTCTTACCATCAGGAACTGATTTCCAACCATTAGGTGTATATTTAGCTGCACCAAATGTTAATACATCTGCACAACCTTTATAAGCATCTAAAGGATATAAATCATATCTTGTTTTACCGTTGTCATATTTTAAACCTGCTTTACTCTTAACTGTTTCTAATCTTTCTTTAGCTACAGCAATTTCAGTTTCCTTATCATGTGAAGCACAAGGGGATGATTTCTCATCACCCTTATATTCTTCAGCAGTAGCAGGTCTATTTAATTTATCAAAATCAAATTTTACTCCTATATTTGTCATTTATATTATATAAATAATTATTTTATTGGACAACTTCCATTATCACAGTCTGTAATTTCAAAATCTGATTCACTTACTTGTACAGAAGTAATAGGTTTAGTTTTTACAACTAACTCTTCATATTTTTCTTTACTTATTGTTTCATATGGAGCTTGTTTAAAACCATGTCCATGATATAATAAAAAAGATAATGTTTTAAAATTATCTTTATAATTTTCGTTTAAATATTGTTTAATATCGTTTAAATCTTCTTTTTTATAATATACCGTACAGCTAACTGAATTATCTGACCATTCAGCTTGAATTCTTCTAACCATTTCTAATTGTTCTTTCCAACTATAGTCAGAAGCAATAGGAGTTCCTTCTGGAACTTTACATGGGAATTCTACAACCATTGTACTTTTATCTTCAGAACCATCAAAATTAATTTGAGGTTCAATATGATAACCATGTAATTTACATACATGTATCAATGGTGAATTTGTTGAAATTCTAATTCTACGTATATAATAAGGTCCTGCAGGATTTGGATGAACACCTGGTGTAACTCCTGGTAATAAACTCAATGTACCAGAAGGTTTACAAGTTGTTATTTTTATACTAATAGGCCATTTCATATGATATGAATATTCTTTATCATAAGCTCTTATATAATCATAAGCAGTTTTTAACCAACTTCTTTGTTCTTCAGTAGCTTGTAATATACCTGTCATACCAATACCCATTCTCATATTAGTATTTACTATATGTTCAGTTTCCTTTAAACTACATTTTAAAGCAAGACTATGTTTATTTACTCGATATGTTAATCTTAAAATACTTAATAATTCTTCGTATGAAGTTATATTTGGTAAATATACTTCACTTAAACAACACGTTTCAAAATTATTTAATGATTGCTCTGCACAAGGATTAAAACCCATAACATTAGGATCTGGATATCTTGTATCACCAGTTCTACCTACTTTACGAGATAATTCTAAATTTATTAACCCATATGGTTCACCTTCATTATATGTATCCCAAAATTCACTTGGTAATTTTGATATTTCATTACAAGCAACTGAATTGTTACTCATAGCTCTCCAATTAGGGATATTACCTAAATCCCATCTTTTTGCTTTTAAAAATTCTAAATCATCATAATCACCTATAGCAATTTGAGCAGATCTTCTAACATTACCAGATACTACTATATATCCTATAATATTCATTATATCTAAACAATCAATAGGTCTTAATTTTTGACCAGAACGATTATTTAAAAGCTTTGATATTTCTTCTATTCCCCCGCACAATTCTTCTGGGCCTGATGCTAATCCTCCAAAACCTTTAATTGGAGCTCCTTTAGTTCTAATTAGTTGAGTACTAAAAGAAAATCCTTCTCCACTATAAAAATGAGATTTTAAAACTTTACCTAAAAGTTTAACCCATCCTTCTCTTGAATCTGGAACAATATAATCGGCATCTTTTTCATCTAATCTTTGTATTTTTATTTTGTTTGAATGTACTTTTGGTATTTGATATACATGTTCTTTTTGTATATTATAACCAACACCTGCTCCTAACATAAGCATTTCAAAAGCCCATGTAAAAGGTCTAATTGGAGAATCTATTGTAACAAATGCACAATTTTGTAAACTAGGTAATCCTAATTTATCAACTGTTTTAGTACCTAATTGCCACATAAATCTTCCAGCAACAGACCATTTCAAAGACATTCTTGTTGTAATATAATTTTGTTTTTCCTCTTCAGTAAAATTTATATTCAATTGATCTTTACAAGCTTTTAATTCTCTTAATACTGTATCTTTGAATTCTTCAGTATCAGAGTTTGAATCTTCTTCATTCAATCTTCTTGCATAAGTTCTTTTATATGTTATATAACCAATTTCTCCCCAAGGAATTTCTTGTTCTTTATTCATGTACTTGTTGTTCTTTTATTTGTTGTAAAGATTGATATATCTCATATTCCATATCAGGTCTATCAAATACTTCTTTAATTGAAGTATAATCTATAATTGAGTTTGGAGGTGTAGATAATTCCTCTGCTATTTGTTTTCTCTTGTCTTTTCTTGGATAAATAATATCATATTCTGTTACCAGCTTACCTATAGTATTTACTTTATAACCATATATATTTGTTAATACTTGTTTATATTCATTGTTAAATTCACTATATTTACCATTAATAAACTTTCTAAAAGTATCATGGTGTTTTAGTGGTACTCTGAATTTAATAACAATTTCACTATCAAACTTTTCAAATCCTGCATAAATAGGATTTTTTTCAAGTCTTTTTAACATATCATCTGTAAAGAATGTATTAATATCTATTACTAGTACTAATGTTGGAGTTTCCAAATCTTCATCTATATATACATTAATTAAATTATTATTAAAGTCTTTTTCACAATAACCTATCGTAGGTAGTAAGAATGTAGTAGCAAATGTATGTTTGATTGCTCCACTCTTCCTAACCTTACCAATATTAGTCAAATATTCCCTTCTCTTCACGTAATTCTTCTTTCTTTTTAAATCTAATTGGTTCTGGTATTACAAATCCTTCATATTTATCTAATATTTTAATCATCTTATAGTTCTTATAAAATTCTTCAATTCCTAGTTCTTCACCAAAATATTCAACATAAGCTTCTAATATTATTTGATATTTATGTTGAACATATGTTGTTTCAACATTATAATCTCCAATAGAAATAGTTTTAGTAAATAATTTTTTAACAAAAACTTCACCTTTACCAGGTAATCCTTTAGTATTATTATGAGTTCCAGTAATCATATCAGACCAGAATTTGTATTCTGCTTGTTCAGCAGTAGTAGTTATCCATTCACCTACTAGTTCGTTTTTCTTCCAATTATAATGTGTACCTTGCAATCCTAATAAATCTGAATCAATAGCACAAATAAATGAATTAGGTATTTGTAACCTTGTAATATTTACAGCATCATCTACTTCAATATTATCTACAGGTACAACTCCCCAATTCTGAATAAGATATTCTTTAGTAAAATTCCACCATTTAGGAGATTCACCATGTCTATCCATTTTATAATTTGGGTCTATTAATCTTTTAGACTTAGTAGTATTATTACCTTTAATAAAAGCAATATAATCAGTGCATTTAGAATTTGTTAAGATTTTATTCATAATAAATTCACAACTATCAGCTAATTGTTCATTTGTTTTATCCTCATAAACAAACTTATTATCTCTTCTTAATGGTTGTCCATCAGTTCCTAATACTTTGTTAGGATTACCAATACTAAACATTACACTATCTAAATCTACTACAGCTGTCATTATTCAGATTTTTCTTTTGAAAGGTAATCAATTAATACTTCAATATTCTTATGTTTCACAACATCATTTGCTCCTAATCTACCATTAAGGTAATTAACAGCTTTATCACGTTTTACTGCATTCCAATAACCTGTATAAGGATTGTAATGTAAGTAATAATCATAAAGATTTCCTCTATTTACTTTTGACATTTATTAAAATTGCTTTAATTTATAGCAATATAAAGTATCTTCTGCGTATTTAATATCTTCAAGAAAATCATAATAATCTCCTCCTTTATATTTTTTAGCTTGCCAATTCTTATATGCTGCTACTGAATGTTTCCAGGATTCATATTTGATATAACCGTTAAAGTTTCTAAAACCAAATAAATTATTAGATTTTTGAAATAAATAAGATTTAAAATTACCTGTTTCTAGTTTAGCTTGAGCTAATACTATATTTGGTGCTAATATTTTTAAATCATGCATTTCTAAAATCAATTCATTTTCACTAAAACTATCAATTTTAACAGTATCTGCTATCATTGTTGGTTTAGGTATTTCTCTTACTGGTTCTTCACTTGAAACGGAAAGTCTATACAATCCTAGTGCCATAATTCCCACTATTGAAAATATTATAGCTAAATTTTTAATTTTCATAAAATTTTTGTTTAATTAAGTTTATACAAGTTAATACATTTTGTTGATTATTGGGTTTATATAAAGTTACGTTATAACCATTTTTAACTAAATGTTCTTTAAATGTTTTCCATTTATTAGCAAACCCATCATTAGCATAACCTTTAACTTCAATAATCCATCCTGTTTTATCTTCAGCAATACAAGTAAAGTCTGGTAAATATGTAATACCTCTAATATTTTCACTAATAGTATCAAAAGACTTATCTTTTTTTAACTCATAGCTATCATTATTATAAGTAAAAGGTTCCATTAATTGAAATTTAACCTCTTCATATTTAAAATCTTTTATATTACTCTCTACAAGTTTATTATAAGTAAATAATTCTAGTTTAGATTTAAACTTTAATCCATTTACTTCTAATGCTGTTGCATTTTTAATCTTACCCTTATTACTCCTTGGGCTTAAAATTCTCTTCACACGTACCTTCATTTAAACCATTAATAAGCCTTTCAAAGTCCACAATATATGTTGGTTTTACATAATACTTTCTAGGTAATTCATTTACATAAATCCCATAAGCATTTGTGGTATCTTCAATCTGATCAGCTACATACTTTAGATTTTCTAAGTATATTTGTACACCTACTTGGTCAATTGTATCAAGTTTATCTTGAGTAAAATTAACTATATAGACTTGAGTTGTTGGTAATCCTAAAGTAACACCTACTGAGGTAATATAAGCACTACTATCATCATTAGAGATAATATATACTTCATATATTTCAGGTAATTTAATTAAAGAACCAATAAATTCTCTAAAATCACCTCTAGCCCAATTATCTGTTACTTCAAAACCTACTTTAATTTTTGTCATTAAGTTGTTCTAATTTGTTATTAATCATTTGTCTTGCTTCTTGTAAACCATACATTTTTACAAAATCACTCAAATCTTTTTCCCCGTCTACATAAAAGTATTTAAAACCATATTGTTGTTCTAATCTTTTTGAACCTTTAATTCCTTCAGTATCATTATCATAATTAACAATAATATTATCAAATCTTCTATATAATTTATTAACTAATTCTTGTTTTAATTTATTTGTTTCACCTTGCAATGCTATCGCAGGATAACCAAGTAAATTATAAACCATACAGTCTTTTAAACTTTTAGTAAGAATAATATTATCACCAAATAGTGGTAACTGATCATATCCTTCAATATCATTCTCTGAACCTCCAGAAAACAACCATTTCTTCTTTTTATCAGCTAAAGGAAAGTAAATTTTATATGAATATTTACCATCAAAACAAAATCTATATGCATAAATTGGATTTGTTCTGCTAGTTCTATATTCAATAGTTCTACCATTTTTATGTAAATATACAATACTACAAGAAAATACATTGTATTCTTCTAGTAAAGTAAGTGGAATTTCATATTGATTCCAGTAATTATAATCTACAAGATTAAAAGCTTGAGGAACTATTTCAATAACACTCTTAGAACTTATTTTAAGCACTTCTGGTGCATTATTAAGTACTAGTTGAGGTATTATATCAAATTTGAGTTCTCCAAGCTTAAAATCGTTGTAAATTATTCTTAATGATTCGTTAAAAGTGCAATTATATTTAGCTTGAATATAACTAAAACAATCATGAGAATCACCATTACCAAAATCTTTATAAACTAGTTTATTGGATTTGTTATAGTATATTCTACAATCTGGATTTCTATCGTTGTATAAATCTGAACAAAAAGACTTATCAATTTGTTCAAAAGTAGTACAATATCTCTTCCAAATTTGTTCTTCTGATATTTTAGATAGAATTAAATCTGTACTAATATCAGGCATTGCATCTTTTAAACTAAACATAATTTTATATAAAATAATAGGCTGTCTAGTGCATTTATCCCAGCAAATCCTCTAATGTCTAGCTCATTAGTTCCAGGCCACCATATTATTTTAATTATTTATTCTTTTAAAAATTTACCAAAAGCAATACTAATTAAAGTAAAAACTTCTGTTTCTTCTTCCCAATAAAATAATTTGATTTGCATATTTTATAGATTAAAAGGGTAAATCATCTGAACCTGCTGAAGCAGTCATTGTAGGTTGAGCAACTTGAAGTGTACCTTTATAAGGAACAAAATCTTTAGTTGCATCATATTTTAATGATGATTCTTCAGCTGGTACACGCATTGATTCTGAATCACATAATTCAGCAATAGTGAAACCTTTAGATGTTTGTACACCTTTGTATTTAGCACGGAACTTTTTACCAACTAATAAAGCAGATACTTTAGCTTGTAATTGTTCTACTGTTGCAACTCCATTAATCATATCAGTAGCTTCTTCTAAACTAACATTGTTAGTTGATGAAAGATACTTCTTTAAATTACGTGCAGTAATTGACCATGCAGTAACTTTACCATCTACTGGAGTTTCACCTGCACCATTTAAGAACATTTGTGGTGATTTACCTTTTTCCCCGTTAATACCAGTTGTTTCAAATTGTAAATACACACTACCAGTACTAGCTTTACCTAAGTTTACTGCTGAGATTACTTCATTTTCATGAATTCCTGGTTGTTGATAATTTGATTTTGGTTTTTCTGTTGCTGCGTCTTTTAAATTAAACATATTATATATTGTATTTATTTTTAAATTTTACTTATTCTTAATTAACTATTATACTCGTTGATTTTGTTTATGACGAATTTTAAATCATTAGGAATTTCTAATGTTTCAAACATTCCTCTAGGACTCTTTGCAGTTGTCATACCATCTGATTGAGTAATAAAGCTATATTCCATACCCTCCTTACCTTTCTTTACTTTAGTAAACAACACTGTAGTAAATAATCCTTCTAAAGTTACAACGGAATCCACCATTTTGCCTATAGTTTTAGCTCTAACTTTACGATCTCCCATAGCATCAGTTGATTCATCTGGGTGATTAATATATACTACAATTAAATCATCTCTTAGTTTATTATGAATATCTGCTACTGAATAAATGTTTTTACCAATATCATTAAATTTCTGAAAACCAGTTTCTTTAATTCTATTCATATATTCATTAGCTGCCATATATTGAAAATCCTCTACAATTAGAGTCTTAATATGTGGCATTTTATCACTAACATGTTGCATAATACGCAAAATCACATTAGGATCATCTGTTCCAATATAATTACCTGTAGGTGTATCCTTTGTAAAAGGTATATAATTGGATCTCCACCCTTTAAAAGGTAGAGGTTTATTTTTAACGTTGATGATAAACGTTTCTTTTGGTTCAAGATTCTCAATAGAGGTTGATTTACCACTACCAGATTCTCCGATTACTAATATTCCTTGTCCCACTTATCTTGTCTTATTTTAAATGTTTAGCTAACCATGTTGTAGTTAACTCTTCTTGTTTTGGTAGTTCTATAAAACTACCACTTTTTGGTAAAAATAATAAACCTATTGCAATGTTATCTCTACTTAATCTGTTTTTAATAACTTTAAGCATTCTAAAGTTATCTCTTAAATTCATATGACTACCAGGTAAATTAATATCATAACCTAAACACTTATCCATGTCCATTTTATGAGGATTCATTAAACCTAATACAACGTCAGCATCAGCATAAGGATTTGTTGAGTCTTTAAAATCTGATTGTTGTGGACTAATATCCACACCTTTAAATTTTGCTCTTTCTACACTACTCACATGTGTAAACTGTTAACTGCAATTTCATTTTATATTTGCAGATCGGACTATACCATAAACCTAAGTTAATTGTTGTAAATAATTACATACCTTTGAATGATCACATGAATTATCTCCATATAAACAATCTAGTGCATTATCTACTTCTTCACTTGTAGGTTCCTCATTGGTAGTCTCTACGGGCTTATTAACTTCTTTAAAAAATCTTATAAAATTTTCTACAGATTCACCACTATCATAAGACCAAAATTTATTACTTTTTGGGTTTTCTTCATGTGCTTTATCAAAAGCTTTTAATACTTCATCTATATTTATATTATTTATTTTTAATTATTAATCTATCCCTCGGTATTGTCTCCTTAGAGAGTTTCACCGATATTCTGAGTTATTCAAAGTATATTACTATACTAGGGGGCTGAGTAAAACCACTTATAATTTTTATATGTGTTATTTGTTTTTAAACATCTAGTTATATTAAAAGATGACAATTTTAAATCTATAGCAGCTTCTACAGCACTAGACCATTCTTTAATAAAATTATTATTCATGTCTTTTTGAATAATTGATTTATGTCTACCTTTTCTTTTTTTAACTAGAATAATATTTTTAAATTTTTCTTTAGAAATATCTAATCTTAACCAATAGTATCCTTCTGCTGTTTTAGTTAAATTACTATTACATGCTTCATATACTCTTGTTCTTCTATTCCCTAAAAATTCATAAACCTTATCTATTGTTCTAAAAACTTTAACTAATTTACCTTGTTTATTATAACATCCAAAATATATAGTATTTTTATTAATTATAATTTCTTTTTGATTATCCCAAGCGTTAGAAATTACAACAGCTTTATTATATCCATATAAAGGATTTAAAGACTGAAATTTATTTATATAAAATTGTTCAGCTCTTCTTAAAATATTTTCAGATACTTCTCTTATTATTTCAAATTTAAAACTTTCTTCTCCATATTTATTCCAAGCAGATTGTAAATGCTTATTTATATGATAATTACCATTTAATTTGCTTAAATGTGATTTAAATCTCTTATCCCAAGATTTTGTACTTCCTATATATACTTTATTATTAAGTAAATTAGTTATTTTGTATATTATTGCTTTCATATTATTAATATAAACAAAATATTTCACATATCCTAATTAATCAGTGTTTATTTTTTGTTAACCCTTGGTTGAATTGTTGTAACCATATAAAAGTCATTTTAAATAGATTTCTACATGTAATAGAATACTCTGAAATCTTGTCAATATTTTGTTTTAAAGTAAATCCTCTCTCTAGTTTAGCTAGGGCCAAATGGTCACCCGCAACTACATTGTATTCTTTAGGATCATTTAATTCAAAACTAACAATTCTTTCTTTTCTCTCATTGTTTTCATCGATATAAGGTTCTTT